TTATCCAATCGCCGCGCCCACTCCTGTAAGCAAAGAGATGAACAAGGGCAGCATATGCACGAGCACATATCCTAGACTAGCGTTGACAATGTATTGATACCCCTTATCTTTAAACCCGACCATGACCGCAAGAGAAGCACCCGCAATGATGACCCCGGCCATTGGCGTAGATATAGCGACAATCATAGAAACTAATGGATCAAAAGCGTGTACGACCTGTTCTTTGGTGGATTCGCTTATGGCTTCTTTCGCAAAGGTCATCGTTGGATGTGATAAGACAAATGTTCCTGCCGCGACCCCGGACACCGCCAATAGACCGGTTGTCGCGACTTTTTTTATTTTCTGTTCGTTTCTGACGAATGAACGAAAGTCTAATGTTTCTGTACGCATGATAAAACCTCCCATTATATGAAGATAAACGCAACGACACCAGCGATAATATATAGACGTGTGGGCTTAATGTAAGCCATTATGGCAAGTGTTCCGACAATCGACAATCCAGCAAAGCCGCCGACATGCGTAAAGATCATTTCCCAAATTGTCGGCCCGTGATAAGTCAATCGATCTTCCAAAAAATGTTCAAGATCAAAAACAGTCATTTCAATTCCTCCCTTATATAAACCGCTGCATCAAGACCGCTACACAGCTTTAGCAGGCGTTTCCTCCGGTATTCGGTTGTTGTGGCAAAGACCAATTTAAACGGCTTAATGGCATACAATTTGCGGTATCGTGCGATCTTGCGGGCGTTCTCACCCATTTTCTGCGTGATGTCGATTTCCACAAAATGAAATAGGCTGTTTTGCTTAAAGACTGCATCCGCAACAACACACACGCCGTTTGCTTCAATCTTGATTTCGTTTTTCCACGTAGACGGCCGCCCATAAGCTAAATAAACTTGGTTACGCAGTAGAAAGTGATCCGCCTGCATCGTCCGCTTTCGTACCTTCTCACAGCCCACGCGCTCCCGACCGGCTGCAGATAGGTAGTAGACGTTTTCGCCGTCTCTGAAGCTGCATAGATAATCAGACATGGACTTTAAAAAGTGGTTAGCGTTGCGATCACTCTTGAGATTGTGCATCCGTTGCAGCTGAGACCTTGATAAATAGTCAAGTTTCGCTAAAGACAAAAGTATCGCTTCTTCCTTCTCGATTCGCTGCATGTTCATGCTCATTCTCCTTTCGTGGTCGTATATGGACGGCAATCTGCTTTTTAATCTCTTGATTGCTAATAAATGGCGTTTGGACAATTACGAGCTTCACGCGCTTGTAAATGCCGCGCCCTTTAATCTCCGGTAAGTTCTCCGCTCCGGGCATGTCGAGAGCCGCCATCGAAGCCGTAGCGCTGTCTAAGACAAAGCATAACCGTGCCGGAATGTTGCGCTTAACTTGGCTTGGTATGGTTTCCGTGGTTGGGTATTGTGTGGCGTAGATTAGCCGAAAGCCGGGGCCACGTCCACGCCGGGCAATGTCCTTCACGATCTCTAACGCTTCTTTCCCAAGGTCGGCCGCTTCATCGATCACGATAAAATGGCGCTTGGGTATGCCTGCTTCTTGTGCGTCCTCATAGCCTTTCTCTGCATATTCTCTCAACCTCCTATTCATTAACTCCTGCGCCTGCTTCAACGCTGTACCCGCGCTGTCTGGATCTGTAGCAAAGTACATCGTTTGCTTGAGATTCTCAAACCGCCGGAATGCGGATCCATCCTTGAGGTCAATGAGCGTTAGCTCCAAATCATCTGGTTTAGATATTGCCAATGCGGTAATTAATTGCTTGAGAAACACAGACTTACCAAAACCAGTTGACCCAGCAACAATCAGATGCGGTTGCGCTTCAAAATCATGTTCAATCATCCCCCTTCGTGACATCCCGGCCGGTACTTTCCAACCGCTTATTTTCTGCCCCTTCCATTTGACGAGCGACGGCAACGGCTCATCGTAGACACGGATTCGCAGCATGCCATCAAAGCCTAATTCGATTTCTTTTCTCGCCTTCTTATGCTTTGTTAACAGCCTTTTAATCTGCTTGGTTATGGTTCTGTTAAACTTCAATTTTCGAAGGTCTGACAGGCTGATAGATAGACCTGCTGCTTGCACATTAAGACCATCCTCAATTACGTCCTTATGGCTTTCAACCTCTTTAAAACTCATTCCCAACGGCATCTGGTACACGTATTCCATACCTCCGTCAATCGGACGTTTCCGGTGCAACCGAATCGTTTTCTTCCGTCCCTCCTCCTTTACGCCTAGATTGGCATTTTCGAAGATTCTTTTGATTTTGGCCGCGTCGTTCGTGGCGAGAGAGACCCCGGATTTTTTACAAAATGCATATCCGCCAATACCAGCAACGACAACGCTTGAAGCAATCTCAAATAACATCAGCACCACCACCTCTAAATCTTGATTATCCGTAGGATAGTTCCGTGATAAAGGAAACGTTTAGGACAAGTAAGAATGTTGTTGTTAAGCTGTTTTTATGATTCTTTTTCTATTTCCGCTATGGAAATTGTTTTAGCAATCCATTAGGAAATCCGTTAAGCAATAAATGTCTATTCTCGACAGATTGTCCGATATTCCCATTTTTTCGCCACGTATAAAATTTGGGAACCATGGACAAGATGGTGTCGAGGTGATGAACATGTTCGGATTAGGAAAATCAAGAACGAAATTTGGAAAGTGGTTAGATAAAAAGGGCATATCTCAAAATGATGTCGCTAAAGGGTCAAAGGTTGGACGTTCGACCATATCGAGAATGGCCGGAGATCGTGACTACTCGCCAAAATATTCAACTTTTGTAAAGGTTAAAAAGTGGCTGAAAAAGGAAGGATACAGCAAGGACTATGATGATTTTTGGTGTTAATGGATGATATTTCATTTAAAAAGTTAAATAAAACCGTTGACCTATTATAGTGAGTTCACTATAATAATAAGTGTGGTAAGGGAAAACAATAAAAGGAGCAAATCAAAATGACACTAAAAGAAGCAATCAGAAATTATAAGGAAGCAGCGAAGCAATCGGAAATGATGAAACGTGATGAGGATCTCCACAGACTGAATGAAATTGAAGATGATCTTGGTTATGTTAAGCTCCAAAACAAAAGATACCCATTGGCGATGATGACCACGACTTGCAAAGCTCAAATCATCAAGGCAATTGCTGAAATTATCCCGCAATATAAAAAGTTGAACCCGACGCAAATTATTTACAAAGATGAAATTTTCAACAAAGTTTTGAGACTGGCCGAAAAAATCGCTTGACTTTATTATAGTGAGTTCCTATAATTGGGTGGGTGGAAACATCCACTATTTAATTTTATGGAGGAACAAATGCCTAATTTTTATAAAGGACGCTATGAAGGATCACCGCAACAAAAAGCAGATAAAAATTACATGGATGCTGTTTTTAAGGACAAAAAAGAAAAGGCTGAACGGCTACGCAGGGCTTCTTACCGGTCGGCTCGGTCGTTCATTAACACAAAATCGACGCTTGCCGAACTTGACGAATTCGAAAAATTAATTGCGGCGCGCCGCGAAAAATTGGAGGATGATTAAAGTGTATATCAACTTAATTGACACAAACAACGGAAAACGAATCGGGATTGATGCCGAAGAAATCGGGGAATCTTTGTTTTATTCGGACGATAACAACGCTATTGATCAAAAAATAAAAAAATTGTCAAAGGAAATGAACATCCCTCTTTACCAAGACGGAAAAGATTATATGATCTATTAAACCCACCGCACATGGTGGGATTTTTTGTATAATTAGGTTGGTGATAAAAAATGGAAAATAAGAAAACAACGGTTTTAATTGCTTTGACGGCAATCTGTTTATTTACATCAACTTTATTTTTTGCTTACCGCGTAATTGGTAAACCGGTAAACCTGCATCATGCTGTAAATCGTGTATTTGATGATCGCATCGATTACTACAACCTCAAAAACGGGGTACTAACCGTAAAATCAGATAACTTTGGATGGGACGGAACGGGGTGGAGCGTCAAGCACGCGCGCAGAAATGGTCTGCGTCAGATCGAAAAACTCCAAAAAGTTGTTCTCGAATATGAACCAGGTGTTAAAAAGATAAATGTAACAATAACCTATTTAAAAAAACCAGAAATAAAAAAATCAATTGTGATTAAACGTTGAAAATAGGCCCAAAAAGGAGGTATGCAGAACGAAATTTAATGATTTTTTCTGTAAATGACGATTGCAACCGCTATCTTTAGCAAAAGTGCAATTTGCGCGTATCGTTCGGACAAGTGATAATGAGCTTGTGCCGTTTTTGTTGTTTATATAAAAAAGACCTGTCCATCGGAGGGGGTGGATAGGTCTTTTTTATGCGCTCTTTATGCGCTGATTAGCCAGTATACCTTGCTTACTAAACATGCGCACCATACGTCGATTGTAACAGTAGGCTTTTACATACGTTTCTCCAACTTCGATCACACGAATTCGGCGCTTAGAAAAAACTCCGCTTTTCGACTGATAAATGATTTCTAAAATATCGTCGCGTTTCACGGAATAACCCTTAATGTTCGCGGACAACCATGTTCAAAGTCTACGCGTCCATCCCTTTTCAGGTGCTCCAAGTGTCTTTGCACTGTGCTTGTCGATTTAAGATTTACCGCATCCGCCAATTCGCGTACAGACGGCGGATACCCTTGTTCTCTCGTCAATTTTTTGATTGCATCTATTATCATTTCTCGTCTTTTCACCTTTATCACCTCATAAATATTATACCGAACATTAGTTCTATTTTCCAGTATAAAAAGAACATTTGTTCGTGTATAATAATGGCAGAGGTGAACCGATATGACCGATGAAGATTTTATGCTTCCGCAAACCGAGATGTCAAAAAAAGAAAATCAAATCGCTACCGAGTACATGCTCTTGCCGCTGATAAAACGCGCATTGGAAATCGACCAGAAAGCCGTTGCTAGATCAGGGCTCAAATTTAAAGATAACTACGTCGCCCAATTAGATGAAGCGCTACATAAAGTACATGTTGATATGCGCAAAAATAAGCAAGATGTATTTGACTGTAGTATGAAATTAACTAAGTGCAGCTGGTTTAGATACAAGGTATATGTACGTGGTATCCTGTTTGACGTTGCTTATAATAAGATGATTGCTATGGACTGGATTGAAGAACGGGTGAAGGAATATCTACAGTAAATGTCTAATAAACAAAATATACCCTTTTCCCATCCCCTTCCTCCGGGGATATTTTTTTTATAAAAAAGTTGAGAAAAGGGGTTTACTTCTGTACCACATGTGGTACTATATAAATGTAAGATAAATGAGGGAGGAAAACAAAATGAAAAAATATGATGTAGCAAAGATCATGAAAAATGCTTGGATTGGTGCAAGAGACGCGGAACTGCTTCACGGCGGCAAAAAATCGGAATACTTCAGAGAATGTCTGAAAGAAGAATGGGCTTTCGCAAAGCAGATGCAGGCAGCCGTTGAAGCTCCAAGAAAAAAAGCAGCCGTTCGTATCGAAAAATCAGTTAATGAAATCATCGAAATCAAAGATTGGTTTGTTCGGAAAAACTTCAGCAATGAAGAATCTTATGTGATCGCCACGAACGACTGGATTGAAGTCCTTGCTGAAACAGCCAAAGCCTACAAACTACGCGTTCACAACGCAGAATGCGGAAACTTGACTACTTGGGCGCCTAAGAAGTGCTGCGTCGCTTGAATCATCTCTTCCTCCCTCAGAAAGGATGATTGAATGGTAAGCGAATCTCGAAAAAGAGCAAAAAAGCGCTACGAGAAGCAAAACCCCGATCGCACGCGCTACATGAAAGCAAAAGCATCTTCAAGAAGCTTTATCCGCAACCACGCCGCAACCGCCGACCTTGATGAGTTAAAAAATTTGATCCGAGAGAAGGAATTGAGAATGAGCAAACCAATAGAATTGACGCTATCCACCGACCCCGTTGTTGAACGCATGATTAAACAAGCATTTGAAAATCCGGAGGTACCCTTTAACTTGAACGGAACGGTCTTTGTAAATCTGAAAGCATTTTATGAATTCCTAACCGACAACCTCAAGCGCGACGGCGACTTTATGGCGCATGTTGACGATCTGATTGATAAAGATATGGATTCAATTGATGAAGAAAGCCACGTCTACGAATTAGGAGCATGGGAAACGAAGTCCGGAAATCCCGAAACAATCCACTTCAACCGCAAATCCAATTATGATGAAATCGATGAAGAGTATACTTACAGATATGAATTTTAAAGAAAAAGACGCCATAACAGGCGCCCTTTTCGTCTTGATCCGCACGTTATGGATTGGGGAATCCCGTCCGAATCGTATCAGATTTAAAGCATAAGTTGTAAGAACAGTATAACTTTTATGTATCCCCCGGTCAACGCCGGGGCTTTATTATGTAAAAAAGAAAAAGGGAGTCCACGCATTCGCAGGCTCCCTTGTAGTGTAGCTACTAAAGTTAAAAACACATCGCCAGAAATATATCTTTATTATACCATATGTATCCCGGCATAGCCGGGGATGAAGCATTATTTTACGTCCTCTGTATTGTCGCGTGGCTTGTGATAACCAAGTGCCTGTGTGCTGTCACTCAGCCCTGCCGTAGTCGGGTCATTAACCGCATGCCAAACGCTTACCACGACAAGTCCGATCACATAAGGGTTTTTGATCGCGTCAAGCAGCGTGTTGCCTAGGATAAGCCACGAAGTCAGATCCTTGATCTCCAAGCCTGCGTATGCCAAGATTGGCAGGATTACGGATAAGATCAGTTGCGCGATAAATACAGGATTTTTAAAACGTACCAACCAATTGATATTCTTCATCAAAACATCACTCCCCAAGTTTTTTCACCGACAATGCCGTCTGCAGCTAGGCCGTGGCGTTTTTGATAGGCTTGTACCGCCTTTTTGGTTGCAGGACCGTAAATACCATCCGGGGTAACGCCAACGGCACGCTGCACGCGCTGCACGTCCTTGCCACGGCTACCCTGCTTAATCAAATGACCGGGATACGGAACAATAGATTGGCTAGACGCTTGCGGCTTGCTTGCCGGCTTGCTTGCACCGTATACCTTATTCCCCGACTCATCGTACACCTCATAACCGCTATGCTTTTTAGCAAGATTAATCGCGTTGGCTTTGTCCTTAAACGCGCCGATTTGAGACTTCGCGTCCCCTGCCGACTTGCGTACACGGTACAAATGTCCGCTAACAGGCTTTGACGCGGGCTTGCTCGCTGGTTTCGGAGCCGTTACAGACTTGCCGAGAATCCCCTCCGCAATCGCCTTACCGACTGCATCCGTGTGCTCGGATACCACATCCGCATCGTGGTCGGTATCGACAAAGCCGCATTCAACAAGGATTGCTGACGGCTTTGTATTACGCAGGACGTAGAGTCCCTGATTTTTCTTTACGCCTACACCGTGACCATGTAGCCCCGTGGCTTTGCATACGTTTTTAAGGATGCGCTGAGCGACCGCATCTGTTTTATTGTCGTACTGGTACACTTCAATACCTGTGCCTTTACCGGCGTTTAGGTGGATACTTACAGCCAAGTCGATGCTGCTATGGCTATTAACCTTGCGCACGATGTTTGCTAGATTCTGATTCTGCGTGCGTCCATCTTCATCCGTGTCGTCATAAACCGTCTGACCTGCAGCACGGAGATATTTAATCGTTGCGTCCTTAATCTGCCGGTCGACAACCTCTTCCTTGATAAAGCCATGTGCACCAGTGACGTGGAAGTTGTGTCCTGCGTGGATACTGTATTTAGCCAATGTAATCTCCTCCTTAAAATTAAAAACGCCTGCTTAGTGCAGACGATCCTCAATCCCATCCAATTTATTAACGATCAAATCATATTTCTGCGAAAACTCGCTCAACACTTGGCTTTGATCGTTTATGACCTTGTTCAGCCTAGCTTCTCGCTCGTGTGCCTCCTTTCGGTAGCTGTAGAGCAACCAAACAAAAAGGACCGCAAACGGCCCCTGTGTGATAAAATATTGAAGTGTGCTTGAATCCATCGAATCACCGCCTAACCTTCTTTTGTTTTCGAGATAGCATTGATAAAATTCTCTTTTTCCCTATTATCGGCTAGCAGATTATCAATCAACTTGCTCTGATAATTAATCATCTCCGCTTGCCTGTTTAATAGATCGATGAGCCGCTGGTCAATACTCAAACCTATCACCTTGCTCTGGTACCAGGTCAAGCGTTTTGATTTCCACGCCGACAATGATCTTTTCACCATCATCGACTGGCTCTTTTTGTCTGACATATTGAGTAGCCTGATCAAATTCCGGAATTTCCGCATAGTCAACCGGCTTGTAACCGCCGTCTGCGGTTGAGCTTAGCTTTAAAATCCCGTCTTGGATAATACCGTACATTGACGCTGACCACCTTCCGTGCTAATTTGATGCCGACAACCGGCTTTACAACGCTGTGATAAAAATGATAACTATTTGTCCGCTTTAACCACCCCCAATATGAAATAACCGCGCAAGCATCTGCATAATTTAGATAGCCTTTCTTTTTGATCCGATTGATTCGGCGGCGTATTCGCAGTGCGTTTCGCTTCCGCAAAATCATGTGATCCGGAAAAAATCGGATGCCTAAAAAATCAATATCGCGGCAACTTGTCCGGAATACCTGCCAATTAGGTTTGACGTTTAAATGCTGTTTGTGCAGATACTTACTAATTGCTTCGCGTGCCCGGTGCAGTTTTCTTTTGTTCGGCCCGAGCAAAACGAGGTCATCTACATAGCGGATAAAGTACTTAACATGCAGCTGCTCTTTTACAAAATGGTCGAAATCCTGCAAGAAAAAGTTGGCGAACCACTGGCTTGTGTAAAAGCCGATTGGCTGGCCAACATCCGTGAAAAGTATCTGGTCAATCAGCCAAAGCACATCAGGATCTTTAATCTTCCTGCGAAACTTTGCTTTTAATAGGCTGTTGTCGATGGACGGATAAAACTTTTTAATATCCATTTTTAAGCAATATTTTGTTCCACGCCTATCCTTCCGAAGCCACTTGCTAAGCGCCTTCTGCCCCATGCTCGTACCTCGTCCCGGAACACTGCCGCAATTGTACTCGTACATGCCACGCATAATAATCGGCTCAAGCTGCAGCATTAACGCCCAATGGATAATTTGATCTGGGTAAAAGTTAGGCTTGTGAATCACCCGAACCTTACCGCTCGATCTGTCCTGTATCGTTTTGATCTGCGGTTTGGACGGTACGTAAGTTTTATTGACTAGCATCCCCCGAATCTTTTGAGCAGTAACGTCCGAATGCTCAAGCACTTTTCTGATACGTTTTTGATTCCTTTTGCCAAGCGCTGCCTTTGCCATCGCCTTTTTAATGTTTTCAATCTCGCAAATTTTTGTATATAAAAAGCCGTGTCGATGCACGGCGAATCACCTTCTTATTAGCCTCAAAGTCTTTCGATTTCCTACTCAACCCTGTCCTTTATGGCGAATTTTTACCAAGGGGTAAGGATAGTCGGGTGCGGTGGTGCTTTAGTGTATCTAATAAGAGTCTGCCTGCCATCGTTGACGTTCGTCCAGCCCGCAGCATTGTCCAGATTAAAGTTAGACAATCCGGCGTTCGAACCGTTGTTCCAGTTCGCACCAACTTGGGCAAAGCGTGCACCCGAAAACCCTATAAAACAGTTCAAAGTCCTTGGAGGGCTACCGCCCCCCAAACCCCCTAAAGGGCTTTTTTAAGAAGCCGCCCGCCATCGTTGACGGCCGTCCAGCCCGCAGCAGAGTCCAGAGAAAAGATAGACAAGCCGGCGTACGAACCGTTGCGCCAGGCCGCACCAACTCGGGCAATAAATTGCCCTGATGCGTTTTGATAATAATAATCTGAATAATAACTAGAATCACCGCCACCTAAAGCCGTCGGCAACTGCGCATAAGGATGATCCGGATCAAATCCCATGTCTTTAACCCATCCGTTATCGTGTGCGTTTTCGTAGCCAATGGGTTCATACGGATTAGCAAAAACGTTACTTGCATAGTCATCCGCGTTTTTAGCAACCCACGTTTGGCCATTGTTGATATTCAGACCATCAACAAACTTCCACAGCGACCCAAATGGATTTTCTATGCCTCGATAAGCACATGGGAATTTTCCGCTTGTGTTGTTGATGATGCTTCCGCTAGTCGCTAGGATGTCACGGCTGAATCCGGTTTTCCAAGCGCAATTGTAGACAACCTTGCCGACTTCCAGATCAACCGGATCTCCGTCGAAAACAAGTGCTTTATTGCTTGCGTCGTAGTCCTCAATCGCCGTGATCGTCCGACCATAAAAAACATGAAAATCGTTTGTACCGTCACCTATGCCAATCGGCTGACCAACAAGATAATTAGCAGCACGATCTGCCGCGATAATTGCCCGGTTTGTCTGCGTTTCCGCAACCGTGATCTTATCGTTAGCATCTCGCCGACCCACTGTCCAGCCTTTCATGACTGCCTGTGAATTGAGCGTTGCAAATTCGATGTGAAAGAGCGTTGCGAGCACGTCATGAGCGTGTACATCGTACTGCTGATAGCCTTTCAATCCGCCTACATTGTTTGCTCGCGCATAATTTCGGAAGTCAACGATATTTTTTTGAACAAGCGGAAACTTACCGGGCTTGGATTCTAGTTTTCCGTCAGATGACAATGCGGCTTCATGCTTGCCGACAAGTACATAGTCTAATTCTTTATTATTTGCAAAGTCCCAGAAGCACCACGGGAGATAAAAGCCGGGATGTTCCGTTTTGGACACTTGTTCATGTAGAAAATCCGTTCCGTTTTTCCGGTGGATATAAAACTTTGGGATTTTGACAAAAGCATTGCCGTAAGAGTCTTTCACTTCGTCTATTTCGCCCCAAATAGGGACGTGGTCAAAGTCGTTCTTAACAAGCTGCCCACTCGTACCGACAGCCGCTGTCATTCCCTCTGCGTCGTCTGTCCTTGTCATAATAGGGCTAGCCGACTTATCCCAGTAGGCGCCAAATATGGCGCTTTCGCTCCGTCCTGTGTTTAGATAGACAATCTTATTAATCAAGTCATTGACGTACGCCGCCGACTCTGTATTGCAGGTTGTCGCGTCCTTGATAACACTGAATGGGATGTCTGGCGTAGACAGCCGCTTAACTTCATTGTTTACGATTTGTTCAAACACAAAGTAAGCGTTTTTAATAGCGCCCAGTGCCGCGAAAACTTCTTTTTGGAGTGTATAGGTCACTTTGCCGTTGGGCGCATCCATAATCACCGCACCATCTCGCACGTAATATCCTGCAGGCGTCACACACTCAAAAAGCGGTGTTAGTCCGGTTAGATCGACCGGTACGCCGTCTTGCAGGATTTGGGCATTAAAAACATTCGTGTCAAAATCGTTTCTCCTGATCTCGATACGTGGGATGATAGTCCGGCCGTTTAGATCGAGTTTGAGATTAAACACTTTATTAGCCACCGCTCATTACCTCCTTTTTTAAAAATAAAAAGACCCCCGATGGGATCTTGGTATAATATTAAGCTGATCAAAGATTTTTTTCTTTAATGTACCAACCCGGTTTGTCCAGAACGACGTTGCAGTTTTTCGCGTGAAAGGTTCCCTCACAAACGCGTTCCTCAAACCCAATCCAGTCAGTAGTTGTTTTCAGCCGCAATACTCCGTACTCTGCGAATAACTCACGCATATCGGTAAAAAACCGCTCTTCATTATAACGCTTCATGAAAAAAACCTCCTCTGTTGATTATACCATATCGGGTATTTTCACAGGATTGCCGTTTCCGTCAACCCCGAAACGTCCGATAAAGTTTCCACCGTTGGGATCAACAACCTGTTTAACATTAATTCTGTTATTGCTTGACTGACAGCCAGTTGATCCATGTCCAATCGAGATAGAAAATTGATCTGATCCGTTTAATTTGACATCAATTGAGTTATTTAAAACCCGAATCGAATCGGAACTTTCTACCGCTACACCGCCGCGCGCGCCGCCGGAAGATGCCACATCAAACATTTCGTTGTCGCTAACCGAGCCGTGCCACGTTGTGCGCATATAAACAGCTGAGTAACCGATGTTAAACATGCGATTTCTACGAACAAACAAAAATCTGTTATTAAATTCAGTTTGATTCGAATCGAGATCAGCCGCCACGCATTCGCGCTCGATGGATTCAAAGGTGTTGTCGTCAACTTCGGTTTTATCACAAGAATTCAGCCAAATGCCGCGATATAAGAATTTAAATGCGTTTTTACGTATTTTAGTATCTTGAACGAGCGTAAGAGAAAGACCGGTGTTTCCGCTTGTTCCCGTTATTCGATTTCGCTCAATAACGATATTTCTAGGCTGTGCGTAGATGCCATTATAGATAAAGCCAGATGTATAGACGTTGTCGCTCTGACAGTTAATCATGTCGTTGTCGAAAATGTAGATGTTTTCACACGCACCCGGTTGTCCGGATGGCGATCCGTCTGGATTCTGTGCCGAGACATCGCCGCCGTTAACGTTGGAGCAGTGGACTGCACGTTTGCAATTGATATAGGTGTTCTGATAGATCCACGTCGTACCCCATTTATAGGGGTGCGTTCCTGAGTGCGTACACCCCTCAAAGTAATTATTGCGAACAACGATATCCGTTTGACGCACGCCATTGCGCGAATAGTGATTGCCAACACCGGCTGGGAAATAGCCTTGCTTACTCGATTTTGTGAATAAGCATCCCTCTACAATCACGTCAAAGCACGGTGTGAAATCGTTAACGCCGAATTCTGCAAAATTGCATTCGCCGATCTGAATTGCTTCGCGTGCCACGCCTTCGGTGGTGTAGTCGTGATAGCCGAAAAACCCGCAATCCCTAATTCGAACGTGGCAACACCCATTCATGTCGATGCAGTGATAAGAGATACAATCGATAAATTTTACCTTTTCAACCCAGATATTCGCTCCGTGCCCCAGAATAAACATATCGTTCTGGTTATCCTGATACTGGCTATCCCCTAAATTGTTGTCCCAATAGCCGCCAATTATTTCGATTCCACCCGGCCCATCATACCCAGTTACATCGGCAAACTCTCCATTTTGCCCTCCATTTACCAACATACAGCTCATGGTATGACACCGGATCATACGTGCATTGTCATCGAGCAATAATTTTGTGCTTGCGTAGATATAAAGGGTTTTTTCTAGTTTGTACGTTCCGGTAGGTAAATAAACAGTCCCAGACCCCACATATCGGCATTTATCTAGTGCTTTTTGTATCGCATCTGCTGACATTTTTGTTCCTGTTGGATCGGCACCATAGGCGACCACGTTTACATAAGCGCCCATGTTATCTTTTATGGGATTGTTGTGCATATCAAAAGGCAAGTATCCGTGTATACCTCTCTGTTTTCCGTCAACGGGAACTTTTAAAGCCTCAAACATGGGTTTGTATTTTCCGGAACCTCCAGGCTCATCAAATGACAAAAAATCAGCATTTCCCAAGTTTAGCGATATGCCTTTTTGACTGTTTAAACCGGAATATACTGGGACAAGATTTCCCAAATAAGAATTATCTTTGTAAAAATGAAGACCGCCCTCACGTAAGATTGTTTTATCCGTTTCATCTGCTGATCCGCTTATTTCGATAGTTTCCGGCGTGATTTTTATATGCTTCCCTATGATATTAGCGTCATAAAAGGAAACGGTTCCATCCTGCGCGATACGTATCTTTTCCTGACCGCCTTTAATCGCGCGAATCCCATTGCCATCAATCCATACGTCAAAATCATCTTTTTTCATGTGGAAGCCGTTTAAGTCTAGCCATATATCCATGCCGTCTTTTTTAACATGTAAACTTGACCCTTCAATGCTTCCCCCATGGATACTTGCACCGTAGGTGTTTAGATTCCCGTCAGCATCCACCGTAAAGATCGGATTGCCATTTTTATAGAGTTTCAGCCCATCCCCATCGAACGTTGCTTCAAAATCTTTCGCATTGTTGATCAAATGGATGCTTCCGCCTTCGATTTGCGCACCGTACGTCTTTACGTTGCCATTAGCGTCCACACTAAAGACTGGCTGACCGTTTTTCTTCATCAGTAGACCGTTACTGTTCAGCCGCGCGTCAAAGGTCTTGTCCTCGCTAAACATGTGGATGTCCGTTCCCTCGACCAGTATGCCACGAAGGACACCGGCTGTTATAAAGTCTGCCACAATCGCCCCGTCTGCCGTCATGGCCAATCCGTATGGGCCGTTCACGCCGGTCGAGGAATAGCCTAAGCCGCTGAGGTTCCAACGCCATACCTTTTGCGCGGTGTCTACATCGTCCGTGTCCATAATCAGTAATTCTTGGGGCTTGTCCTTTGGGCGAAAGATAACATGGCCGCCTAAATTTCCGGTAATCATATCCGTTGCGTGGTCGATGGCGTCTTGAAAAAACGTTTTCTGATCGTCAACCTTTTGCCCGATTTCTTTATTGTTGTCAGCGATGCTTTTGGTAATGTCATAACGAGCATCGCCAAGATCAACAACCGGGCTTTCTGCCGGATTAAACGGGTTGTCTGTTTGAGCACTTATCCGGACAGACAGGTCAAGATCCATTCCGTCTTTGTCATAAATGCACCAGACGAAGTCTCCGACATCATACTGATAAACCGGCAAACCATTTTTATAGAGTTCTTCAAGCGCCACACGTGCGCCATAGGATCCCTCATGCAGCTTTGATTCGGCGTAAGCCCTCAGTGAATCCTCATTTGTGAAACGTTCATCTTGTGCAGATATAGCATAGACTCTCTCGAATTTATCCCAGTTCGGCGATTTAACAGTGACCGAAACAATCGGGTTGCCGTCATCATCGTTTTTCCCTTTAGCCGTGACCTGCGTTACCAAATTGTCCGTATTGTATTCATCAGAAAATGTCTTGAGGTTATGGCCGTGCCGAAACTGCGCGTCACGCTGCACCCCAATTTGTTTTTGAATGCGGATTACCAATCCGGAAACTTTATACTCTACGCCGAATCGATCAATCAAATCTTTAAACATGTCTAAAGATTGAGCGTCGCCAAAGTTATCAAACTGTTCGGATCCAAAATTCCCATCGATGATAGCTGTTAATCCTGTACCATTAAGGACGATATCTATCCAATCCTTCAATGGCTTTTGAGCCGTGTATACTTCGTCCACATGGTGAGCGTAGAGCCGGTCGAACATTTCATGACGAGCAGTTATTTCTTTCGTGACGCCGCCCTGTGGGTCTCGTTCGACATCATCGATAACAAAGACGTCACCGTCTAATTCAATTTTGTTTTTGTTGACCAACCTATCGAATTGTTCGGCGTTGCGCTCTGTACGGTCGATTGTAAAGGAAATCATATAATCCCCATTAACCTGCCTTGTGCGCCGAAAATCATCAAAATCCGTTAAGGGGTCAGTCTCTCCAGATAAAGTATGCAGGATTAAAATGCTCATTTATTTCTCACCACTTTTCTTTACTGGAAATAGTAGATTGGGAAGTCAAAATCAATTGTGAAATTGCCGCTTGTTCCCGATATTTCAAACTCGTTTTCTCCGGGTGCAAGCGTAATGAGAGCATGGTTTGTGCTGTCGAAAACCGATTGCTCATTCTTTTTGCTCATCACACCTTCAAGCGATAATGTGTCTCCTGCCGCCGTGGTGCCGAGATAAGACCACATCTCACCTGTTGCAGAATTACTGATTGTCAGATGGTCAGAAGCGCCATGATAACGGATAACCATGTCACTATTGACGCGTGGATCAATCGGGACATGACCGGGATTGTAGACTTTGAATGTTTGCGTATTAAATGACCGTTTCCAACTGTCCGGGATCGTCCCGATATATTTTCCGTATGGGTAAAAAGAAACCATCGGGATTGTGATTCTCCCGATGGCTGGTCCTAGTCGTTCAAATGTCATTTTGTCGGATAATTTAACGTGTTCCCACATGATCAGCGGCCTGTCTTCATCTATAATTTGAAAAGGCTGCTTGCTATCGAACCTTAAAATTAGTTCTGATAGTTTATCCGCATAATCTCGCTTATCCTCTGCTTTCAAAAGAAAACGAGCCACCATATTTCGTGGCCCGTAGGTTGTTGATCCTTTATCTCTCACGCCATCCATGCCCGGAATAGCTTCACTTGTCGGCGTGATCGGCGTAGGCGGATCGATGTCAAAGGATAAAAAAATCAATCCTTCATGCTCATCCAATCGTACTGGTTGTTTGCCCTCTCGTCCGATTAAAATTGTCGTATCGTTAATGCCTGTGAGGTCTTTAAAATCATCGGAATATAGCATGATTGACCTCCTGCTTGCCCTGAAGATTGTTGACGTCATCTATAATCGCTTTCGCAACTTTTTTAGAGCCTACAATCAGATTAATTTCAGCCGGTCGCTTACTCAATTCTGTCTGTTCCATGTTTGCCGTTACCTCTTGTTGTACGCTGTCTAATCCACTCGTAGACATTTGGCTTGAGTAACTAAAGTCTGTTTGTTGCGGCGCGATCTGAGCCGCTTGAGCCATACCCTGCGATGCGGATGCTACTTTGTTTTGCATTCCAGCAATCCCATTGACAAGACCTTTGCCGGTCATCTGCCCAACCCACGTCATGAATCGCGATGGTGAGTGAATCCCTAAAGCGCCTTGAATCTTTCCTTTAATGTTTCCGGCAATGGACATGATCTTGTTTCCAACGGCACTGGCGAGCGACCCGATACCGTTAATTAAGCCTTGAATGATGTTTCTCCCGATACTGAATAGATTGATACTCTTAAAGAACCCCATCACGCTGTTCCATATCCGTGATATTGTGCTTTTAATAAGACTCATTTGACTACTTATGGCATTTTTCATTCCGCTGAAGTCGCCATGAACAAGTGCTACTAAAAAATTTAGTGTGTTGCTAAATGTCCCCTTAATCAAATTCAAAACAGAGGAAATAACACTTTTCGCCATATTAATATAGCTCGATATAGCATTATAAACTCCGCTGAAATTCGTTCGGACATAGTTTACAATTGCTGCGGTCACAGTTTTAATCAAATTTCCCATGTAATTCCATACAGATATTGTCCACGATTTGACTGTACTCCAGTTTGCTATAACAAGAGCAACTAATCCGACAATGGCACCGGTTACCCAGCCAACCGGACCAAGTGCAATAAACCATGCTGCTGCCATTCGAGCAGCTTGTACAAGCGCCTGCGCACCCATAAATACCCAACGAGCCACAAATACAGCCGCAGTCGCGATCATGCTCGCCACAGCTGACGCCATTGCTTTACCAGCACTTAATGCCCATGCGGCCGCTACCTTTGTCGCATTGACTGTCGATTTAGTTGCCATTACAACCCATTGAGCAACAATTTGAGCAACCGACGCAACGGTTGAAGCTACTGCCTTGGCCATCGCTGCACCAGTTGAGAGTGTCCAAGCACCAGCTACTTTAACGGCGTTTGCTGTTGCTTGGGCAGCCATAACAACCCACTGTGCAACTATCTTTGCGCCGGATGCAATTGCGCTCGCAACCATTTGCGCCATTGAAGCGATAAACTTTGCACTTGCAGTAGCTGCTGATGCAATCACACTAGCAGTCCACACTGCTGCTTGGGCAATGCCCCTTGCTAATGCTGTAATCCAATTCCAGATACCCTGTGCCATAAATTTAAGCGACTGCGTGAAGGTTAAATTTGCCGGTGCCGCTGAACCCATAATTATGGCTGACAGTTTAGTAAATGCTCCGCCTGCTAATCCTAAAGCGCCGCTTATTCCGCCGAAAAGTGTATGAAAGGCGATGATCTGTGGCGTAAGAGCAACCATGACGCCGATAGCCGTGACCATAACAGCAACAAACGAAGCTACCGCAGGATGAGCCTTAAGAAATGAGCCAATCATTTGCGTGAATGGTACAAGAAACTGAAGGACAGCTGCCCCAACCGGAGCGAATCCGACTGCCAGTGCTCCAATAATCTGCACCACGTTGCCGATAAGTGCAATAACAGCCGGCGCATTCGCTTGAACATAGGCAATAAACTGCTGAAACTGCTGATTCTGTCCAAGCGTCTGCCCCCAAGTCTTAAATTGATTTGTCAAATTTACAAGTGAGGTCATCATATCTGCGGATGCCGGAGCAAACGCCGAAAACATACCTACAATTCCTAATCCGATATTCCCAACGATCTTCAGCAATTTCGGACCATTTGTCATCACATAACTAACGAAGTTTTGAAACCCTTTAGACTGATTGACTGTCTGTGTCCACTTAAGAAACGATTTTGACATTCCTTCAAATCCATAGGCCATAGTTTGACCAAGTGGAACAAATGCAGTGAACAAATTCATCAATCCAAGCATCACGTTCATTCCGGCTCTGCCAATCATTTCAAGAGAGGGACCCACTGTCTGACCTAATGTCTTGAAAAAGTTGATCGCATCGGTAGATTTCAGCCCTTTATTTAGCGAATCGACAAGACTTTCTACCGCTTGTGTTGCCCCTGCAAATGTCGGCTTCAGAAGTTTAAGGACAGAGGACAGGGCATCAAGCGATTTGGCATAAATGTTTACGGTTTGGGCTTTCAGTGAATCTGTTATTCCAGACCAAACAGCTTTTAATTCCTGAGTTGACACATAGGCTCTGCGTTCAGATGCATCCATAGAATCTAATATGGCCATTTGCTGTTTCAGCAGTTTATTCCGCTGCTTCAAATCGGTAGCTGTCGCCATCTTATCTTGCAACTGAGACATCTTGTCCATCTTTTCGAAAACGTCACTCAAATTTGCGCTCGCAATTGCCCCAAACCCTATAGCTCCGGCACCAGCTGCCGCAAAAGCTGTGCTTAGACCAAGCGCGCCTCCCGCGGTAACTCCAAGCATCGGGCCTAGCGCACCCACACCAGCCGCCAGTGATGCGATAGCTGGTACAGCTGCCGTACTTATTGACATTGCAAATCCAGTCATAGAACTCTGGGCTACGGTGCCAAAAGTGCGAATTCCACGCGCAAGGTCATCCATTTTGTCGCCTATTTCGTCAAAACGCTTGTTCAACCCGTTCCACTTTGCCTTTATGGTGACTGTCGTTGCCTTTTTAAAGGTTGCTAGCTTGGCTTTTATTTCTGCGTACTTTATGTTAAATCGTTTCGTTTCTGCATCGATTGGAATTTCCGTCCCGGTCGCCGTACTATGCATAATTTTGTTAACCTCTGCCATTTTCGTACGAAACTCACTGATTTTTGCTCCAACCCACGCGGATAGATTCTTATTCACGGCTCATCCTCCTTTCTTTGCAAATGTCCCGATAGACTTGTTTAGTCCGGCTTTAAATTTCTTGTACATATCTTTCGGCATGCTAACGGTTCGCGATTCTTTCCAGTTTCCTAGTTCTTTATCGATTCGCCAATGCGCTTTTTCTGCGTCAAACATGCGCTTCTTTTTAGGATGCTTTGCATTCTGCCCATAGCGATTAAACATCGCCATCATTGCCATTCTGTCAAGTTCATCTGCTTGTCTGTGCTGCGCGCCACGGATAAACGATTGATATTCCGCCTGTGTCCAAGACAAAATTAAATCCGTGTCATAGACTTGCAAATAACGTGCAGCGTCAGAAAATAGCTGATTGTAGTCGATCATGCGAGCAGTTCTTCTCTTGCCTTGAACACCATATCTTTCATCAGTTTTGCTTGCTTCAGTTCTTTTTCGTCGTCCGCGAATTCTTCGGCTTTGTTCAAGTTCTTCCAGAAGTTCTTCAGCTTTTTTGAGAAAAAACCCGATTCATCGAGCGCCTTGAATGCTTCCTTGAAAAGCCGGTCTGCATTCCTTTCCTCGTCAATGACAGTTTCAATTGCTTCTTCGATCAAATCGCGCGTCGGCTGACCCTTTTTCAAGTAAGCTGTCGCACAATCCCAGAATTCAGCTAGGCCGTTTGTGTCGCCGTCTAAGAGTTTCTGATAGATGGTTTCCATTCCGGTCACGCCTTTTTGCTCCGGATTGGTATATTTTTCATTTGCCCTTCGATCAAACGCAAAGGCAATTTTTGCTTCAATTTGTTTGTCTTTAATATTTAAAGTAGGCATAGACGATTCCCCCTAAAAAATAATAAAAAAAGAGAGTGTTTCCACTCTCATCAAGGTTCAGGCGTTCCGGTTTCGCCTGGAGTTTCAAACGCATATTGTGCCATTTCTACAAATTCATCCGCTAGTTCCAACTCGCCATCTTGAGACTTGCCAATGACTTGGAAAGACACGCTAACTTCAACAAATCCATCTGCAGACTGCCCTTCATCGTATTCTTCAACCAAGATGTAGGCAAATCGCGCTGGGTATTTGCTTTGAGCGTTTTTAATTAATTCAACGTTCCAACACTTCAAGATTTTCTGATTCTTCCGCGCATCTTCAAGCAGTTTTTGACCACCATCATCTACAGCAAGATAAAAACTTGTATCTCCGCTTTCTTCATGTGTTGCATATCCAAGCACGCGGCCATTCTTTGTTTGCTCATCCGCTAGATCTCCGCCGATTGTCCATGTGCCATCCGTTTGAAATCCCGGAAGTGCCGCGTCTGAACCAATAACAGCGTCTTGAGATTGAAACAATAAAATTTTCTGTTTGCCACTAACCGGTGTTTTCGTTTGCAGAGCCATTTTCATTCCTCCTTAATTGTTAATGTAATAGCGCAACTCCAAAATCCCGTGCTTTGTCTTACCATCAATATCCGTGATTACTGTCGGTCTGTTTGGCACATATCGGGCAATAGAAAAGCCACCCCCAATTGAGAGTGGCGTGTGAAGCGCAGCAAGTATTAAATTAAGCATGTCGTAACTTTCTTTTTTGCCCATCGTCTTGCTCCACATGTGAAGAACAAAGATGATGTTTTCACCAATAGATGACTTGGTGTCAAAATCCTCGTTGGATGAAACAGTTATTGTGACATATGGAAAGGCAGTGGGCTTAATACTCCCATCTGCATTTATCAACGTTTGAGGAACATCATCATAAACCCCTGTAATTTTATTCATTAATGGCTCATAAGCTGTTAACTTAGCCAACAAAGCCTTTTGTAATTCCCATAGAGCCGTTCGCATGGCATCACCCCAATTTATTCATTGCACTATTGAAATATTTTGCTGCTGATTCGAAGGCTGGGGTAAAGAATGGTTGAGCGCGCATGCCACGCGTCATGACATACCGGCCAAGTTTATCGCTCCAATATACCCATGGAGTTTTGCGCCCTGACCCAGAAGTAGAATAAATGCCTGTCCCGTACTCACAATAGACCGCATATTCTGCTCCTACGCTAATCACCGCTGTTAATCCGTCGTTTGAGTATGCGACATCAATGGAACTACGTAAATTGCCCAAATCAACCGGAGCGAGCGCCTTGGCTTGGGATACCATCAATTCAGCTGTTTCAGCGACTACTTTCTTAACCTCATTGATGTATTGCTTTTCGAATTGCTTGACTGCCAATTCAAATCCTTTATCTCCGTAAGTGATACGTGCTTTAGCCATTCAACTCATCCCCCGTGACCTGTATCATCATGACTTCATGCTGTCCACCTTGGTCAATGGGTCTTGTCTTAATACTGACAGCTGACCCATCCTCAAGCAAAACTTGCATATCCGGCAGAATGTCCGTCCGATACGGAAAGTAGATTTCCTTTTCGACTGGGTTGACTGTACCGCCCGCTTGTCCATATTCCCGACTAGAAATGTCGGTAACGAATGCCGGATATGGATCAGGGTCAACATCTAGCCATTCCTCCTCTCCTGCCGGCGTCTCCCATCCACCGCCGCCATCGGAAACGATATTGTGCCGCTGAAATCTGATCCGGTGTGGAAACTCGTCATACGGGCTGAAATTCATCGGTCTCATAAGCATCGGAAACGCACCCTTTTGTAAGGCCGCAGAAGCCGCGTCACGCTATCCGGCAGTTCCGTGTTAAAAGAATACGAGACATTGCCTAGCGACCGTGATTTAAGCCGAGAGTCGCCCATATCAAATTCTATGACCTTGGCAAGGTAACGGATGATCCCCGCTGGTAGATTATTGATGTCGAATGTGTTGTTGCATTGCTCTTGAGCATCTTCGACAATCAGCGGAATGACTGTATTCAGATAAGCATCTTTCGTGTCGTCATTCAGCCCTGTCAGCGTCTTTATCTGCTGCAATAGTGCCTGTGGTACTGTCATCTGGATCACCTGCAGTCTCCGAATCTTTTTCTTTCGGATCAACATATTCACCGACTTTTTTATAACCTGCAGGGATCATGGTAGGCTGCACAACCAATTTCTTATTGCCTTTCTGCACAATAATCCGTTTGACCATGCCTATCACTCCGCAACCTTGGATTTAATCAATTCAGCGGCAAGGCCGGCATCGACAAAAGCTGATTCGCCCTTTGCTTTGCGGCCGAGTTTGCCACTTTTCACATTTTTAGTAAATGTGACTTTCTTGCGTTTCGGCTTGCTTTCTTCCGGAGCAGTTTGCTCCTGTTTTTCTTCTGTTTTTACTTCTTCAGCCATTTATAAAACCCCCTTAGACATTCGCGATGAAGATTTGATCTAACGATTCGAATGATGGAAGCACGATCTCGCTCACGACAGTTACGACATTTACGGGATGAGGTTCTTTATATGTCGTCACAGCTACCCCAGTATTTACAACTCGTACCTGTGCATCGGTATTGCCTGAAGCCAAGTCGGCTTGCTCCGGGGTGGTTCCATAATACGTATTGCCAAGGTTTCCAGAACCCGGAATCAATGTGATTACATCATCAGGGAAAAAGTTCTTTTTACTGCCGTCCTCCGCAACGAATTTATTGTTGTAACGTGCGATGGTCAGACCTAGTTTACTTGAAAAATACTGCTGTAGAAGGCTGTCCGTCATGATGACGTTTTGTCCACCAATAGGGTTAAGGTCAAGCTTGATGCTCTTATTAGCAAGCAGATATCCCCATGTTTTACGCGTCATAATGGCGCGTGTCGGACGCGAACCCGTATCTTCCTCAACTTTATCCTGCCATTTAATAATGTCCTGAATAGGAGTAGAGTTTTCCGTGTCGCTCCATTTTGCCGTATCGGTAAGCGATTCTTGATGTTCGTCAGATAGATGATAATCATATTCAAAAGCCTGACGGTTTGCGTTAATGGCAATTTTACCGGTCGAAAGCAGCTGCATGATCATCCGTTCCGGCTGAACATTTGCGCCATTGACAAGATTTGTAACATCGTCAAAAATGCTCCGAATCAACGCATCAACCAGTGGATTCTGATTGTTTTGTTCAAATCGTAGAAGTTCTTGACGATCACGTTCACCAATTCGCATTGATTCGCGGAAGAACGGCATTTCTGTTTGCACATCTGAAAACCCGATGCGGTCTCTTACTGGTGCTTTTGCGTCAAACGCCGCCGGTTTCAGCGCGATTGGAAGACCTGTTTTTCTTTTCAGCCAGCTCAAATCCAGTCCGAGTTGCTGTTTCGCCGGAAATAATGTTGCTCCAAGGTAAGGTTGTACAGGCTGCTGTTCAACGTACGATCCGATTTCATTTGCATTTACAAGATCAAAAATACTTGGCATTGTTTCATTCCTCCTTGTGCGTTAATTACGCAATAAATGTGATTTGTTTCAGCGCTGCTGCTTCTTCTGCCGTCGGTGCAGCTGGTAGTTTCGTAGTATCGATAAAGCCGTGAATGACTGCCGCTCCCGATGCCGCTCCGTAGGTAACGTCAACATCCGTCAGCAACACGCCCTCTGCGTCAGAAGCTGCTGGGTCGCCAGCCGTCACCGCCTTCTTTGCTTTGTTCGTGCTATTACCGATAAATCCACCGCCTAGAATCGTTCCGGCCGGGACAATCTTCTTGCCGTCCGCATTCGTTGTGATTCCTGCATCGTCAACCGTTACCGAAATGGCAACATAGTGATCAGGAAATTTGAGAATGCCTTTTGTGTTCGTAAGCTCTCTTTCAACAAATTTACTCATTCTGATAAAACCTCCTTAATTTTCGTTAAAATAGTTCTTCTGTGCCTGCTGCATTTGTTCGCTATTCTGATTGCCTTTCTCTGCGAGTTCTTTGCCAAACTTGCCCTCTTGGCTATTTCCACTACTGCCGTGCGAGACGTTACGCCCTGATTGCTTAAACTTGGCATCCACGCCCGCTTGAACAGCCGCCTTAAACGTTTCTTCCAGCTTGCCAAGGTTTGCTGTTGTGGTCTCCTCGTCAGCACCGATAAAGAAGTCTAGCACGCCCTTAGGCAGCCCTTTTTCGTCGGCTACTTTAAGCGCCTTATTGGTCAGTTCCTGCCGCGCACGTGCCTTGCGTTCGTCCTCAATTTCTTTCCGGAGCTTCTCAACTTCGATCTCTGCCGGAGACTTTTGCGGATTGCGCTTTTTGACTTCTTCCTCGATCAGTGATTCGAGATTGTTGCTCTTCCATGTTTCAAGACCTTTTGTAAAATGTGCGTCGAGTTTCGGCTGAATCAACTTGCGTCCTTCTTCGGTGTCAAGAAGCCCTTTTAATCCATCAATCGACGGCTTAGAAAGTTCTCCGAGATATGTCGATACATCAGAATCGCTTTTATGTTCATTCAGCCATGTTTTGATTTCGTTTAAGTCCATCGTTCAATTCCTCCTGAGCCTTGCAGTACGCGCCTACAAGTCTGATATTCCGTCTTTTAACGTCATACGGCAGGACATAAAAAATAAGCCTTATCGCGGCTCAAACGAGATATAAAGGATCACCAGTCCTATCTAGGCATGTCGCCCAATCATCCGAAATAGTGTCTTTTCGCTGCTTCAATCTCACTTTTCTTATCGTCTTCAATTTTTGCTTTCAACGCTGTCAAAAACTCGCCGTCTACCTTTAAATCATCAACCAAAAATGACAGTTTTGCATGTGGAAACGATTCGTTATCAAATGATAATTCAACACTCGTAAGCAATTGCGGCTCATGGCCATCTATAAGAATGTCGTAATCGCTGAATTTAGGAACATACATTGAATGCCGTTTTTTATCAGCAATTTTCTTTTTGGCTTCTTCTTTTAGCCTTATTTCAAGTTTGGCCATTTTTTCATCTTCCCTTCAACGCATCGTAGAGATTCACATATTCATTCAGCAGACCGGAAGTATCTTCATTTACCCCATTGTCAAGGTATTGTCTGATCTCTTTGCCAAGGAGTAAGAACGTCTTTTTAGCATCAGCCAAGACTTCAAGATCAGTTCTTTGTGGCAACTTTTTACCGTAAAAAGAGGTCTTTATATTGTCTTTAATCATTTAAATCACTCCTTTATGCATAATAAAAAGCACCCCACATGTGAGATGCTCAATACAATCTGTCTTCGTATCCGTCAGGCACTGCTACAGGCTTGCCCTGCTTTATCCGTTCATCAATAAACTTAGACAGCCTCCTTGCTCCGTCCACCGAAAAATCAAATCCATTACCAGAGGTCATTTCTGCGTACTCATAAACGGGGAAATCGTCATCAAAGTGATCTTCGTATTTTTTTACCGCCTTATCTAGGATTGCCCATGCGCCATCTTCAGCACTAAACATTTAATCACCCGCTTTCAGCATATCATCAACGATAGTTTCCCATGCCTTTATTGCATTCGGAAATATTTCACTAAGCAACGCATAAGATTCATTGTTTGCCGCTCTTGATTCTGCAATTTCTGCAAAGAATTCAGTTTCTGCCGTTCCTTTCTTTTTATAATATGCTTTACCATGTCCAACACCAAATGGATACGATTTGAAAGTGAACGGTGTCGCTTCATATATGTCCGATAGCGAAGCCGTTTGTTTACTCGTCTTCCCATATTTTTCAATCATATTTTTTTCAAACGCTTCAAAATTAGCTGTGCTTGTTTCATATATTTTTGATCTTAGTTCATCATATTTTAGCTTTTCTGCTTTTTTTCTTGGCCTTTTCCCAATGTCTTCGTACATCGGCAGGTCTCTACCATTCACGTATTCCCATAGGTCACGTTTGATTGTTTCTTTTAATTTGTATTTAGGCATTGAGGACAACAAAGTAATATATTCGTCTACTTCTACCTTTTTCTTTCCTATTTTGTGTTTGACTGTGTTGCCGGTAGCATAGACGTTCTTTCCCGTAATCGCCTTTAAACCTATACTATCAAAGGCATGACCTATTTCATGGTAAACTATTTCAAGCGGTTGTTCATATTCATTACCGTCAAAGCTTACTTGTGCTAATTGAACTGATGAAAAGCGCGCATAAGCCCTGCCGTTTTTCAACTGCATAAAGCCTACCTGATCTCCAAATTTTTCAAACAAAGCCCGCAACTTGCTGTCTTTCAACCTATTCAGATGTTCGGCAAACTGATTGTAGTTGTCTTCCCCAACTCGTTCTTTCATGTTTGTTTTGGCGATACTGATGTCAGCTAAAGATGGCTCACTTTTTTGCTTGCTCTTCACTTTCTTCTTCCCATTCAGCCATTCATTATACGGCTGATAAGGGATAGTCACGCTTGGCGCGCTGATTTCCTTCTTCGCCCGCTTCTCCGCTTGTTTCTCCGTCATTCCGTCCGCCATGTACTTGTCTATCCGGTCAGCTAGTTTCTGCTGATAGGCAGCGTCTTGATAGTCTCTTGCGCGCCGTGTGTCGGGAAGTTTGCCGTTAACTTTAAATATTTTCACGCAGCGACATTGGCAATCTTCCTTCGCCACGCCAAACAGGTGCGGGCCCTTCGCCTTTAATCCGTGGATATGGAAATATCCGTCTTTATCAGCTTCCTGACCATCCAGCTTGCGGTGATCGGGGCGCGTGCGCATATCTAATGTGGCGTTCCACACGCCGACGAGATTAGCATGTTTGCTTGCGATCTCAGCGCTATCATTGCGGGCGACTGAGCGCACCCGGCCGGCTTCTGTCCGTGCTACATTGTGTGCCTTGGCTCGGCTGAACCCTACCGCTTTCTCAATCCTTTTTGCCATTTTGGCATAATCTTCTCCGGCCATGAGCGATTGACTGATCTCAAGATCAATCTTTCGAACAATCTCGTTTCGGTGATGCTCCATCAGCGATGGCAGCGTCAGTTTAGGGATTGGATTCTTTATTGCCGCTTGAATAACCGCAAGTGGTGGTATTGTCACGCCTAATGGCGTCTGCGCCGCCAGCTCATACAAGTATGACGATTGCATAAAGTTTTGTAGATAGGTATTTTCAAGCAGGCTTTGCAAGCTCGTTACTAGTTGCTGATATTGCGTTGTCATTTGGGCTGCGATCATTGCTATTTCCTGCTGATAGCGATTGTATTTGTTTAGGTCTGTCCAAGTCAGCTCGCCATCTTCATTCGCGTATTTCTGATACATTGCAGCGATCTGATTAAGGATCTCCTTGAGACGTGCAGCAAAGGCCTTGTCCATGTCGCTTTCTGCATCCTTAAGCATCTTGTCCAATTCTGCATCAATTGACTGTTGATCCATTGCCGCACGCCCCCTTTTATAACATCAAAATTTCATATAACCTGGCATATTGTTCAAGCAACTTCGCTGCTAAATCATTAGAAATATCTGAACCATAATTCAGCAAACTGTTAATTCTCTGGTCTAAATTGTGAAGCGTTTCGAAAGCGTCATTTCGCGCTTCTTCAAATTGTTCATCTGTTTCATCAACGGTCATCGTGCCTGTTTTTGAGTCATAGCTAACTTTTTCGGCCATCATTCTTCTCTCCCTTCATTTTGCTTGGTCTGGCTTTGATTTTGATCAATCGGTGGCATATTCTGTGCGTATTCGTCTTTCTCTTTCTGCATCTCTTCCATTTCAGCTTCCGGATCTGTGATAAAAGGCAATAAAGAAAGCCGCGTCTTCTCGCTCACACGGCCTTGCAGCTGTGCGGTAGCCTGCGCATCGGAAAGAATATCCGGTGGCAGGTTACGCGTAAATTGGAAGTTGACTTTTAAGTAATCTTCCGGTCCACATAATCCTTTAATTGCCCACGCTGAACACAACACCTTAAATTGATAACGCAGCGCTGATGTAAACTTTCGTTCGGCTGTCGTACACTTGTTTTCTAGTGCAAGAATCTTGAATTTAAGGCTCACACCGCTCTGATTACCTGCAAATTCCTCATCACCAAAGTTTACCGACTTGGCAAAACGTAAAATATTCTGTTCCAACCGATCTAAGTGATGCTCAATCAACTCGTCATTTACATCTTTGGTCAAATACTTGACATCCTCATCGTCGCCTAATAGCTCCCACACGCCGCTTTTTTTGACCTTCGCTAGTGTCTCATCATCCATGCCGATCCCTTTCAGCACGAGGTAAGCAAGCCTGTACTGCTCAATTTCATTGTTGGCATCGGACAATGTGCGGTCATACGCGTCAATAAGGCTTAGTACGCGCTCTGCATCGCCCATCAGTTCCTTGTTGTTTGGAATGCCAATCAGCGGCACATATTGAAACATGTGCGCTCTGACAGCTCCTTTCCCATCCGGGTCATACGGTGCAAGCTGACCGCTGACATTCGAGAAGAAATAGACAATCTCACCGTCGTAGAATTCCCGATAGGAATAGCCGTCTAAGTCATAATAATAGAGTGCGTATTCCGGTTGTGTGATGTCGTGGCCGATGAAAATGGCATTCCATGGGTCAATGCACTCAATACTTGGCTGGCCGTCTGCGTCAATATAAGCCAGCCGTGCCCCATATCCGCAAATCGTTGCCATCTTCCCACATTCGGCATCCTGGTCTTCCGTGTTGCCACGTAATAAGAAGTTCTGTACTTCTTTCTTCCACGTATCGGATCCATCCACCACGCTGTATGAAATCGGATGGCCGTACATGTAGCCGACTTTCGTGTCCACGATGTCCGAATCAAAACTATTATTCAGCTTGTTATTCACTTTGTTGTCTAGGCGTGCCACGCCCTTCATATCGTCCGTTTTGTAATCGGCTGGCGATCGGTCAAAGATCGGCACTCCGTCATCGTGTGCAGCCTTGTAGCGTCTGTAAAGATGTTCCATTCGCTTATGGTCTTCACTATGGTCGTTGATGAGTGATTCAATCAGTTCCACGGTCACGCCTTGTTCTCTGATTTTAGGAATATATTTCAAGAATCCGTCCATGTTCTCACCTCACTTTCTTACACGAAAATAGGATCGTAGGGCATAAGCCATGCTGTCCATTGCGTGATTGTTTTCGTCCAGCGGCTTATCTAATTTAGCCTTAGGGTCATCCGGTTCCGGATATGCGTAGCTTAATAGTTCGTTAATCGTGTTCTTGCAATCTTCGTTTATTAGAATTCGGTCATTTTTAAACATTGTCATACATGTATTAATTCCGGCATTAATGCCCTTTACTCCGGCTTTTGCTCGCAATCCTTCTTTTTTCAGATCAATAATTCGGTCGGTTTCGGCTGAATCACAAAAAATGACCTTGATTTTTTTACCAAGGTCAGCTTCTTGCATTTTGAACCAGCGTACTAAGTCTTGTGTTTGCTGATGTGTCTTATAAAATTCAGCAACTTCAACCGCTTTATGGTCTCGTGTAAGTCCATAAATTAAGCCGACCATTGGAGAAGTAATCCCCCAGTCGACTCCGGCTATATAACTATGGAAATCATTATTTAGAATCATTTGACGTACTTTTTCCCGATCAAGGACATGTTTTTTTTCATCGAACATGTCATAGACAATTCCTGTCGCGGCAACCCACTGTCCAAGAATGAAACGCCGATAGAATACGCCAGAATACTGTCTTGCTAGACGATCTTTGACATTTTGGGAAAGTGATAGATTGTCGTCCATAGTGAAATGAAGGACAACTATATTGCGTTCACTTTTTTTGTCGATAATATCTGTTTTAATCCAATGTTTCGGCGGGCCCGGGTTGCAGTTAAAGAAGTATTTCGCCCCGTCAATCGAACATCTTGCAGTTACCTGATTGACAAAACTTTTCGGCATGAGTACCGCTTCATCCAAGTAAGCGCCTGCCGCTGTAAGCCCCTGCACAACGTCCTGTGAGCGTTCATTATTGCCACCGAATAAATAGTAGGTATTGCTTCCAATTACAATATGGCGTTCATCTGCTGCTCTTACATATCGGAATGGAATGCCCTTTGCATTCAGAATCTGAAACATCGGTTCCAAGACATTTCGTGTCAACGCCGCAACGGTCTTTCCACCGACGATAAAGGATTGTCCTTCAAAGCTCGCTTGGCTCCATGTGATAAACGAATCAATCATTGAAATCGTCTTACCTGAACGGATGGTTCCTTCGGCTATGATGCCATCACATGTATGAACCGGAGATTCTGGCATCCACCATGTGAGAAGTTGCAGCTGTTTTCGGGAGAATGGTTGGAAATGGAATATGTTCTTATTCTTCATCGCCATCGCCCCACACCTCCGATATTTTCCCCTTTAGTGCTTCGAGATAAGGCTGAATGTCCGGTTTATCCGGTTCAGCATCCTTACGCTTGATTTCCGACTCGATGCCGTTTATGCGTGCCTTCATGAGTTTCAGCTTCTCAAGCCGTTCGTCAAATGCATCTGTTATCTCAATGAACTGTCTTATCAGTGCTCTTAGTTCGCCCATAGCCCGAGACTGTGCCTTTAGAAAACTGTCATATTGTTCATAAGCAAATGCAACCTTATACGTTTTACTCCATCCATCATCCCCGGAACTGCTACCCGATTGTTCTTTGAGATGACTGTCATTGCTATTCACCCACATGATCTGTTGAGCACGAATAATAGCAGCATATTGGATTTCGATGTTTTGCCATATGATGTCCGAAGCTGATTGAGTTTCCATTAAGTCAATTATTTCTTGTGTTTCTTCCGGCATCCATTTGGCGAAAAGTCCATGAGTTCGTGCGTTTTGGTTATGTTCAGGTGCTCCGCCTTCGTTTCCTATGGCATTTTTATTCCCTCTTGGGGCTCCCCTTTGTTTCGGAGTACTCCGTTCCTTTTTATGGAGTACTCCGTTCCAATTATCCTTTGATTTCCATGCGCTGATTGTTTTCTCGGGGACATTAAGTTGTTTTGCAATCTCCCGATTCGTAATCTCGCCTTTATGTTCTTTCCACATTTCAAAGGCTTCATCGCGTCGGGGATCTCTTTTTCTTGGCATTACATGTCACCACACCTCCGTGAATAGTTGTATCAGTAATTGAATATACTGTTATGTATGTCAATCGAATAAGGGAGTGAATGTCATGACCATACTCGTATCGATCTTAGTATTGATTGTAGTGTTGGTTATCGTTCTCCGGTTATCGTAATGATTAACGGATAACGGCACGAACCTGGTATTATGTCAGGCAAGTGCAGCATTCACTAAATTAAATATCAGATGATCACGATTTTCGCTTTTCAGCCTTCCATCCATTCTTCTTCACGCACCTCAGGAACGGGCACAGCCCTTCCCGATCCAACCATATGCAGCCTTTGCAGCCTTCACTTTGGTCTTTTATTTTCATTTCTCTGTCCTACAATTCCGGATACACATAAAAATATCCACGTAATATAAAGCAGTGTCAGCCACGGATGATCATATATTGGTTGCATTATTATCAGCGTCCTTTACGCATAATAAAAGGACACCCGTATAGGTGCCCCAAAATATTTATGAATCAGGCAAGGATTTGCACCTTGCAAACATGTTCGCCGTAGCCCGTTGGCGCATCTACATGTAATCTCTTGGGACTTTCACCCAAAGTTTCCTCTACGGTCGTGCGTTTACCTATTCCGCCACTGATTCACCGCCCTGACGATCCGTACAGAGCGAGTATGTTTTGCTTCTCACAAACAGGCCCCGGTGAGTTCGATTGCCGTAATAATTGGCAGGCACACCTGTTTAGCAAAGCACCGTCCGAGATAACCTCGAACCCTAATTCTCACACTACCATCATAACAGGTTTTTCTTGCCATTAAGGTTCAACATGAGACCATTAAGGGTTCAAAAAAGTGTCATTTTCAATCGTTCATGAATGTTAGATCATCTTCTATATATCTTATTTTATCCATCAATAGCATGCGTACTTCTGCATCAAGTTCATTATTGGCTTCTGTGTTATCAATCCAATCCCACAATTCATCAAGAACCATGTGAGACGGCTTTACGTCATTATAAACACTAATGACAGCCGTTGCTTTGTTATCGTGATAAATCCCTTTCATAACCATATGTCCATTTGAACCGTTCAATGCCTTGACCTGCGTATATAAGCTTTTTACGCTGCTTGTCTCATTTTCACTCATGCATACTCCCTCACTTCCTGATATTCTTCCATCTTCAGTGACACAGCCATTTTCACAAGGATAATTTTCTTCTTTCTCTTGTACGTCGATGCGCTCATACCCAAATTGATGTAGGTCATTTTGTCATTCCAGTCAGTGGGTGCCATATATCGTGCAATAATCAATTCTTGTTCCTCCGGATACAGCTGACTTTTCGCATATTCCACCTTTTCAATAATTGCCTTCCTACGCGCCCTCTCGTCAACATTATGTGCCGCACATGCTTCTGTGTCGGAATGATAACCATTTGTCGCAGAAGGCGGTGTGAGCGACCATGAGACAGTTATTTTCGGTTCTCTAATGTTTGGTTCACGCATCCGCATCCATTGGTATTTTTCAAGCAGGGATTCCATCTTGTTTTTTGTCTTTTTTATATCTATCTCTGGAAATAGTTCATAAGCGGTTATCAGCTTCACGGTTTATCCCTCCACTATGGTAGAATAGTCGTATCAGCTACGGTCGGAGGGATCCGACTCTTTTTTTATTCTTTGTATGTCAGTAAAACTTGATCATATTTATTGACGTTAACAGCGACTATCTCAATATTCTGATGAGTTTCGATAAATTTTCTGTATTTCTCAATTCCGTTAGAAAAATCTTCCAAGATATCGTCTACGAACAATTCAGTTTTATTCATCCTTGCCCCTCCTTCTTCGTATCATCAAAATGCCCAAAACCCTTATGAGCAACTTTCATCGCCATTCATACCCTCCATCACTAACCACCAACACCCAATGCCGCTTACTGTACGGCACCAGTTGACGCGCTGTCTGCTTATTTATGCCATCCTCGAAATTGTGACCACCGTCAATAACTCATTCTCTGTCGTCCTGCTGAGGTGTTCTATGACGCGTCTGCTCATGGTTTTCCCTCCCACAGCACACAGCCAAAATCATCATCTGTAACAAAGTTTTTTACATATCCTCCGTCCCATCCTGTAATTAGTTCAGCTTCAACCTTGTCCGATATTTTTTCACAATTTCCATCGATTGGATCATAGTCATTGAACTTATTCGGGTTCCAATATTTACATGTTTTGCATATTTCGTTCATGGCACTGCCTTCTTTGCTTTCCGACGTTCAGCCCGCAACTTTTTCAACTCGTCCAATTCAATCCACCCTGTCCGTTTGGTGTAGGTCACCACTTTGAGCGGTATCCATGGAAACGCTGAATAAAATAGCTTCTTCCGGACTAAGTAGTCACGTGTCTCCTTGCCTTTTACCTCTATGGCTTCCTGATGACCGTCCTGATAGGTTACGAGGAAGTCAGGGGTATAAATCACTTTGTTGTATTTAACGCCGTATTCCGTCTCTCCGGCGTCCAGAACCACGTAATGGGGTTGGCGTACAATCTTGTCGATCTCTCCTGCTTTCAGCTGCTTGTCCAAATGTGCGGCAAATTGGGCTTCCATCCGGGAATCATACCGAACACCATTGTACGTGGTTTGCTTTGCATTGTATTTATTACGCTTCCTGCGCCCGCTCCTGAGGTTTTTATATTGTTCGAGTGTCATTGTATCCATTAGCCATTAACTCCCGTACTGCCAAACCCTGCGGCTCCACGTTCGCTATCGCCTAACTCGTCCACTTGCTCAAAGGTGGCATGTACTACCGGAGCAATGACAGCTTGGGCAATGCGATCTCCTCTATAAATTTGGACTGTTTGGTTCTGCCCTAAAACACATCCGTTGCATTCATAAAGTACATGTGATTTGTTTTCAGCAATAACACATACTTCGCCATGATATCCGCTGTCAATTGTGCCAATAATGACGCGAAACGCTGTTTTGGCTGATAACCCCGAGCGCGGCCGAATTTGCATCTCATAACCTTCCGGAATTTCAAACGCTAACCCTGTATGAATTTTCACCGTCTGGCCTGGATAGATTCCGATGGATTGTGCAGCTGATAAATCAAATCCAGCATCTGCACTGTGCTTGTATTCCGGTATCACCGCATCTTTTGATAGTTTCTTAATCTTGATTGGTATATTCATTGTTCGTTCATCCTCTCGCGGTTTATATCTTTGATCATATTTATGACTTCATCTTCAAACCGTTTTAAACGGTCATTTTCTTCTCTTATCCGTTCCACTTCGGAAATGAGCCATCGTATATCCTCAGTGATCGGCCATGTGCCAAGATCAAGCAGCCGATCATTAACCGCATCGTCCTCAACTTGTCCGTTGGCACTATATCTTTCCTTAATTTCTTCCAACCGGTCACTCATTTTTAACATCACCTTTGAGTAAATTTATGGAATCGACTTTCATTCTTGTAAGTCCTGACGGTGCAGCATATCTAAGCGAATGAATAAACAATCTAAATTCATCGTTTTCTGTTTTCAGCCGTTCGACTTCATCCCTCAGCCAAATATAATCACCTTGCTTAATGGGTAATTCTTCGCTATGCCAATGCCCACCAAAAATAGGATCATTTCTTTTTCTGATTTCTCCCAGCCGATCGCTCATTTGCACACCTCACAAACTTTTCTATGCATGCCGCACTTTCCACATGTTTTCCCCTTTGCCGATTGACATTCCATGTGGTAGTGGCTCATGGATGGATTGCCTTGCTTATCATGATCGAGTAGCATTGCACACGATTGGCTGTATGACATTTTCTTTCCGCAGCCATTGCATATAAAGTTCATTCCGATTCGCCACCCAGTTCATGCATGATTGTGTCGTAGACATGTTTTTCTTGTTCTCGTGTCAGGTTTGTATCTGCACATAACTGCCGACCTGCTTTTAAAGTGCGGACAATATAGTCCTTCTCGATTTCGGATAAAATGTATGTGTCAACTTCGTAGCTTGCTTTATTAAAGTCCTGATCATCCATGCTCATTCACGTCCTTGATCCAATCCGCAACGTCAGGATGCTCTTTGGCGATAATTTCAATTGCCTTTTTAACCCCTTGTTTAATCCCAATTATTCTAATTCGTACATCATCGCCTGACGGATATTTAGCTTCTTCTTGCCTATCAACAAGATACTGTTCCAATTCTTCCCTCGGCGACATCGGATTGACGATCTTCTTGCCTGAATAAATTGCCCTAACCCAGTCTTGTGCTTGTTCCACGCTTTCTGGGATATAAGCACGGCAGAAAGCTCGTTGTAATCTGCCAGTCAAATCAAAGTCCTCTAGCCGCGTTGCATTGAGGTTACTGAGAACTTCATAGCGTACCTCGTCTTTTAACATATAGTAGTCCTTACCCGCTCGTTCACTCATCGCTCTTACTCCTTTCCTGACCTTCGATAACCTTCAGTGCCGCTTTGCAAATTGCCATTGGTGCTGTTCTGGCTTTTTCATATGTTGATCCACAATCTAAAAAAGCTTCAAATTGTCTAGTAAGACTGTTTTTTCTCAAATATCTAAAACCAAAATGTTTGGCAACTTCCCAAGCGTCTTGCATGTTGATCGTTGGATACCAATCCTCACATGGGCGTTTCCAAGTTTCAGGCGGATCTTTGTAAACTTTCACATCAGGAAGCCCGAATTCATAGACTTCATAGCCCATCGCTTCCGCTAGTTTGCAGTCGATTTCAAGATTAGTCATTCCGCTTCGCCTTCTTTATCCGCTTCTTAGGATTGCTTTCCCTCGCACAATCTTCACACAGCCGTGGGTATCCTGTTTCTTCTCCGTCGATCAAGCAGCCGCACTGTTCACACAAGACGCCTTCAAGCATCATTTCTGCGTATTCACCCATGCGTTTTGCCTTCTTTCAGCAGATCGGGATTCTCGTAGATGTTGCCGATGACCTCATATTCTTTTAGTACAATGCCTAAATCTGATACCCATCCACTAGATCCAAACTGCGAATTAATGGCTTGAAAAAGGAAATGCGCATCTCGGAAAATCACTTGTCCAATGGACTCGAAGCCATTAACCAATGTTTTTGAATGTACAATGTCCCCTTCATAAATTTCCCGTCCGTTCTTGTCGTGAAGGCCGGTGTACTGCATTGGCGCTGAGAAGGCATCATCTTCGACCATTTCCAAAATGTCGCTGACACTGAATTCATTTGAATCTATCGCTTCTTTTACGGAGTTCCAGTCAGCCATTTCTTCAGTCTTTTTGCAGTACAACCGAAACTTAATCTCTCTTGTCATCCCTGTGCCCCCTCAATCGTCTTTATAGCGTCTTTTAAATACCACTCAGCCTTTTCTAAATCTTGAAGAAGATTGTCCTTGTATGGCGCTCTGTCGAGGTATTTGACCACCGTTCCAATGCTGAATCCAACCGATTGTGGGTATCCACCTGCGATATGCTTGATGATGTCAATCGTCTCCATTCCACCGTGATTGTAATGCGGTGGATGGTTGACTGCTTCTTTTTCAGTCATCCTAGTAGACCCCCTTCACGCTGCTTTATTTTGTTTCTAAGCCTTAAGTCCATAATAAGTACGCCAATGTCCTTTTGTGGTCTGTGGAAGTGTGCTGAGAGCCACATGAGCGATGCTCCGTCTTTCCACAGCTGAATAAATTTCTTAACCTCTGCTTTGCTCCACATAAAATCAACAATCCCATTGTCTAAAGCGGTGTAGGTTTCACCGCGTTGACGCTTCATGTACCGCTTTTCCAGGCATGCTACTGTTATGTCACTTGGTGGTTCTGGCATCGCCATTTTTAACACTCTCCTTAACTGTTTTTTTAAGATTCCGAAACCATTCTTCGTCGTTGCACTCAACCATTTTTCCGTGCCCCGTAATCAGCATCATGCTGGGGCTTAGGATTCGGGCTTCTATCATACCGATTCCTCCAAAAAGTCAAAGATGTCGGTTTGCCCACGCTCGACAATCGCGCGTTTCACGTTCTTTTCTGCCACTTTGAAATAGCTCGATTTCAGTTCAATTCCAACAGCTTTTCGATTCATCTTTAACGCTTGGTACACTTCACTTCCGATCCCTAAGAATGGAGTAAGCACCTTGTCCCCTTCTTTGCTCCAAAGCATCAGTGCACGTTCAATTACACCAAGTTGGAGTGGGCAAATGTGTTTCTCGTCTCCGTTTTCTCGTGCTGTTTCTTTTTGCAGCGTGTCGGACGGGTTTATGTCCATCCACACCGGAGATGCTATTTTTTGCCACAGACTAACTGGAAATTCTTCCGGCTTGTGAGAAATGGGATCGGCATTTGCTCCTGGCTTACGCATGGTAACTAGATAATCAGGTATGCCGCACCGGCTCATACTGCTGTCTTTTCGTATAGTTTTGTGAAGCAGCCCTAAAGCCTTTGTACGTTGCATAGCTGTGACGGGGTCTTTCCAGATCACTGTTTCACTGTGGTAAATCCAGCCCTCATTTTGAAATGCTTTGATTAATTCACCGCGAAAGTCTTTTATTCCGATGAATCCGTCTTTAACTTTGCTCGTCGGCAGGTTCATGCAGTGGAAACTTACCAGACGTCCGGGCTTGATAACCCGATATAGTTGCTGAATCAAGAAATCAAAGTGCTTGAAAAACTCGCTATCATCCTTGCTATTTCCCATATCACGATCACTATTTGAATAGGTGTACAAGGAAGCAAATGGTGGCGAAAAGATTGAAAAATCAATACTGTTATCCGGTATCCCTTGAATCACTTCAACGCAATCTCCGTTATAAAGTGCGTAATCTTTGCCAATAGCTTGGTCAATAACTTTCATGCTACTTCCTCCTTCAACCATTCCGGAATTCTCATGTCAATTAATCCGGAGTAGATGGTTTTATCTGCTCTTGTTGATTGAACGTTTTCTAATACCTTTTTGCTGTATTTGGACATGCTTTTCTGCATTTTTTCAAAGTCTTTTTGTTTGCGCTTGATGTTTGCAAGCGTTGATCCTTCGAGTTCCGAGGTGACCAGATAGACATTCACGCTATGTTCTTGCCCAAAGCGCCAGCACCGGCGAATGGCTTGATAAACCTGTTCAAAGCTGTCTGACAGACCGACAAATGCCATGTTGTGGCACCCCTGCCAGTTCATCCCCATACCCGCTATCTTTGGTTTCGTGACAAGAACCCTTATTTTCCCATCTGAAAAATCCATCATGGCTTGTGCCTTGTGCTCATTCGTGTCCGAACCGGTAATTTCCACCGCGTCAGGAATGAGTTCGGATAACAATTTTGATTCATCGTTCAAATCACACCAGACAAGAAATTGTTCATCTGTGCTGTTTGCTAGTTTCACAGCACGTTCACAGCGCTCTTTTATGGTCTGTTTGCGCGCTCTTCTACGTTCCATAAGTGTTTCTGCCTGAACAGGTATTAAATAGCCTTCCTGCGCCTTTGCAGGGATGATAACCTCATTCATGTTCAGTGCTGGTAAATTGTATTTCCCATCTTCATAGCCGATGTCAGACGGTTTGTTAATCATCACAGCCCATTCAGAAACCCAGTCCCAAAATTTATCAACGGCATGACCTTTTAACCGCCAATCTTTTGTTGATCCGCCATCATGGACAAAGAACATAGCGAGCATTTCAATGCGCTTCATGACATTTAAAAATTCGCTATGATTACCTAACTCCATAAAGTCATTAGGTGCCGGCGTCGCCGTACATGCGAGCTTATAAGGCGTTTTCTCAAAACCTTCAATGATCTGTGTTCTGACTTTTCCGGTGAACGACTTCAAAATGCTCGATTCATCTAGTACAACCGCTCCGAATTTGTTTAAGTCTAATTTGTGGATAATCTCATAGTTTGCTATATTAATTCCTGATTGTACGTCGCTATCTTGCCGGACTTGACGCACAATCACATTCAACATTTTCTGTGCTTCTCTGACTGTCTGTGACGAGACAGCCAGGGGAGCCAAAATTAGTACATTATGATTCGTTTTAATATAGATTTGACGTGACCACTCAAGCTGCATGAGCGTTTTTCCTAGCCCTGTTCCAGCGAATACTGCCGCCTTCCCCTTTTTTAGCGCCCATTTCACAATGTCTTTTTGAAAGTCAAACAGTCGCTCGTGCAATTCGCTGCGTTTAATTTCAATCCCCGAAGAAGGGATTTTTATTTCTTTCTGGTGTAGAAACTGTCCATAGTCCATGGTGTTCACCCCTTTACCTTGCCTTTGCTCCATACTTCTTTCAGGTGCTTGCATTGTTCAAAATACGCCTGATCCGTTCGTAACCATTTAATCCCGGCGATAGCCATTTCATCGCTATACGAAGCGATTGTTTTGTATTGCATTCTGTCAGCTGTTTGTGCGTTTGTGTGCTTCAAATAGGTCGAGAACACTCGTCTATCTGTATCGATATAAAAGACGAACCAACCCGGAAACTTGCATAATTTATTGAGTTGGTCGAACCATTGTTTACTGCCAAATTCAATCTGTTCTTCTGCCATTCTGTTCACCCTTTCCTCATCCGATATATTAAAATTTCATCACGCTAGCGCGATGGTCTTTTGTATCTTTAAAAACAATCTGTACAATATTCCGGCTGAATCTGCTGATTACTTTTCCGTCATACATTTTCTGCAGCTGATCGCTTGTAAGGTTGGTTGTGATAATCGTTGTTTTATCCTGCCGCGCTGTCGAAACCGCGCGGAGAATGCGATGTACAAAGTCAGTTGCTTGTTTATCCGTCCCGATTGCCCCCGTCTCTGCCCCTAGATCATCGATGACGAGATAATCAACATTAGATAGCAGACTGACATAGTTCTGCTCTACGTCGCCCCTAGAAGCGTCTCGATAGCTTCCGCGAATCTCGCGTAGCATGTCGTCAAAGTCGATAAACAAGCATCGGTATCCGGCATGGTCAGGATCTTTATTTTCGTCTACCGCGCGCATCAGCCGAGATTTTCCTTTTTCATTCATGTTCCGCAGTATGCTCATGGCTAGATGGCTTTTTCCTGCTCCTGGTGCACCGGCAAACCACAGATTCATAGTCTCGCCCTGCATCATTCGCTGAAAGCACTTGATTGCTAGGTTCTTGTTATCCTCTTGCTCTGGCTGATTCGTTTCGTAGTTGCCAAAAGATGCATCTAATAATGTTTGATCCGGAATCAGACTTTTTTCTTCTAACACGCCGTATGTTTTTCTAAGGCGCTGCATACGATAAGCATTGAGGGACAACTCCTTGTTCTCCTTTTCTACAATTGCTTGAGCACATTCCGGGCAGAAGTCTCCGGCAGGCGTGTGCATCATGATTACTGGGTGACTATGTTTCCGGCAGACGTTTTGGCTGCTAGAAATCGAGGACTGTACTTTTTCTGGTAAAACCGTGGTTAGGTTCATCGGTTGTTCCCCTCTCGTTTAGATATCCCTCGAATTTCGTTCCAAACAGTGTTTCTGGTCTTAGATACCGGTTCATCTTTTTGTCTTTTTTCCACTGCTTGCATTTTTTATCAATCACTTGCATAAAATCTTCTTGTTTAAACCCTTCTGCGAGACGTGCATGAATTAAGGTTTTTGTTTTCTTTGTTGTCGATTTATAATGTGTACCGGCAGATGCATTGAGGTGATTTATCACCTCTACGACAATATCTTTTTTAGAAATCTCAGAAGAAGTCTTAGAGATATCTAAGGTATTGGTTTGCTCAATTTGATCCATTCCATGGGATCTATTTGATCCTATCGTGGGATCAATTTGATCCCATCGTTGGCTCATACCTTCTTCTATTGATTTCAACTGGTCATAGTTGATCGTGTACCATTTCGTTTTGTCGAATCCCGCTTTGTTATAATTTGCTGTGATTAAGATATTGGCATTTTCTAATGATGTGAAAGTTCGCTTAATCGTTATGCGTGACCAAAATGGAAATTGTTTTTCCCAATATGGATAGCTTCCATAAACCCAATATCTTCCGTCACGTAGGTTTTCTTTCTTTTGCAACCAATAATGAATTTGTTGAGTTAGGACCGCTTCATTAAGTCCTATTTTTTCGGCTAATGAAGGTAACACCTGTAAAGGGCGATCATCAATTAAAAGTTTGCTCATAATGAATCGCCTCTTTTTCAAATTCGTCCCGGAAGTAATCCGGTCCGTATCTCATTTCAAATTCACGTTGCCAATGCTCAATTAAATTTTGATGCTCCTGCACGTTTTGATGGCATTTCCAACAGAGCAGCACGCCATTTGTAAACACGCCCCTTCCGCCTTGTCCGCGGCTTTTCACATGATGGATCTGCAATCCCACATGACTGCCGCACATCTGGCATTCATCGTTGTCTCTGTCTTTAATTTGCTGGCGCACACGGTTGCTAAATTCCGATCTAGCACCCCAGGTGGGTACTCTGCGTTTAAATTTAGGCTTTGGGCAAGGTATCCCCATCGGTTTCACTCCCTCAATCTGCTAACTTAGGATGATTCATTAGCTGCTTAACAGCTTCATTGATTCGCCCTTTATCTCTGACCATGTTTCCTTTGTCTCCAAGAATGATTTGGCAAGGTTGATGAAAATCAGGGTCTTGAACCCTTAAAACATCCTCTTTGAGTAGATCGCATAAAAGTGGAACATCTTCTTTGGCCAAATCTTCATGGCTTGGATACATTTTATTGATGAATTCAAGACCTCTATTGACTTCACATGTTGCAAAAACGATTCCCATTTCATTCACTCCTTCACACATACTATCCAGTAAGGACGGTGTATTCTAATCGGCTTCATGCCGGGTTCTAATCGCTCAATGTAGTTTCTTACAGCTTCTTTAAATCGCGCTTCCGGGAAGTCCCAAAAGTTATAAGGAATGCTCATGTGGTATTCCATCAAAACGGAGCATCCCCCTCCACCGGTGGAAATTCGCTCGTATTATAGGAATAATCAGCATCTTCCTGTTTTTGTTCAGCCTTCTTGTTCTGCCGCTTCTGCAACTTTTCGATTAGTCCGGAAGCTTCGTGTGTGGTCAGCTTGTCCAACGGTTTTTTGTATTTACCCTTAACCCACGGGTCAAGGCTCTTACTGTCACCGCCTGAACCTTTCCACAAGCCCTTAATTAAGCCAATTTGTTTTCCGCTTGCTGTATGTGTCGTCATGTTGCTAACGTTGCTTTGCTGTCCTCGTGGTTCGTTTTGTGACTGATTTCCGTTGTTTCGTTGTGAAGCTTGGTTTCCGTCATCATCTTCATCCGAATCAATCCCAAGAGCTGCAGATAGCGCATAGCGTTTAGCGTACGTTGTGGCGCTCCCTGCGCCCTGTGCTGTGGCTTTTTCTATCGGAAGGAAGAACGGATCGAACTTTATCCATTCTCCGCTTACGTGCATGATAAGCGTCTCTACGCCGATACTGTGTTCACCGTTGACTGGATATTGAATAAATGACAATCCATGTTTAGTTCCATATTTTTGAAATGTCGTAATCACTTGAGATAGTTTTACATACTTACTTTTGAAATATGGATTTTCCGCTGATTTTTCAGGCTGCTTTACATCTGATTGGAATTGATTCAATGCTTTAGCTATTTCAGCGATAGTATCAGATGTTCGCATATCAATTCACCTCGACAATCGGTTTATCCTCACGTACATCAACCATGATTCCCGGAACAAATTCGCCTGTTGCCTTGTCAACCAAACGCCCATTGTTGACAATGAATCCATCATCTTTTTTCAACTTTGTAAGTTCTGGTTCGTGCTTAATTCTGACCAAATCAGGAAGCCCATTTTCATAGAGCCATTTGCCTGATTTTTCTTTGTCAACTTCCCACTTGGGTTGTTGTTTTCTAAATCCGATCTTTCCATGTGGAAGTTTTTGAGTTTTGAATTTGGGATCATTTTCGCGCTTTCGTGTCGCATAACTGACAAGCATAGCTGCGAAGTATTCCGTGTCCTTCTCAAGACGCTCTGTCTGCTCTTTTTCCCACTGCTTAACACGATTGACTTCCTGTTCTGCTTGATCCTTAATATCGGCTTGCTGTGCTTTCGCAACGGCAATCTTGCGCAATGCCCAGTCTGCTTTCTGATCCGTGTCTACGATAAATCCTGGTTGAGTAAGCCCCTGCTTTTTGTCCAGATATTCTTGCAGGCTTTCTTGTTCCATTGCCATTACGCGTCACCCTCCACTAATTCACAATTTTCATAGATATTTCCGATGATCTCTGAACCGGCACCGCCAAGGTAATTGGGCAGCCAATCTTTAAACGTATCAGTCTCAAAAACAAACGCTGCAATATCCTCGTCGAAGATTACTTTTCCGATTAAACGATCTCCAAAAGTTCCAAGAATGTCTCCTTCGTAAATCTCCCGACCGTTCTTGTCTTTCAGTCCGGTGTACTGCATCACATGACCATCGCTGTATCTCTGAACTCTTGTTCCCCCGAGCAGTTCATCCGGAACGTAGTCGCCAACAAAAACAGCGGGGTCTTCATCGTATTCATAATGCAAACCCATCATGGTCAATTGATACATTTTCTTCGTCAAATCGCTGTAAAATCGAAACTTAACCCGTCTCATTGCCTTGCCCCTTTCGCTCATGCTATAATGAGCTTATTAAATGTTCTTGCTGATTTTCTGAGATCGCTGTCTGTCAAACAGCGGTCTCTTTTGCTTGTCCGATCCTAAAATCCGTTTCCCGCTTGGACACGTGCACTGCAATTTCTCCCGGAAGCGCCGCAATGTACACTTTTAAATTGCTAATCGAGTGCATCAGAGCGACTTCTTGACCGACGTAAATTCCAATTTTTGTTGGGTCAGCCTCGATGTCTTTGAGCAACTGGACACGTTCTAAACTCTTTTGTTGCTCTCTAAGATCCGCCTTCATGTGATCGATCAGCATTGTTCTTAACCTCCTCTTAGCCTTAATTCATCCTCCAGGTCCTCGATAATCGCATCAATTTCGTCCAGATCGTTTTGCATCTGTTCGCGCCGCGCCATCATTCCATCAATGACCTCGACAATCTGTCGCTTACTCATTCCTTCCGGCTCTTTAAACCGGCTTAATAGCGGCATTGCTTGTCCCTCCTCACATAAATAGTGCATCAAGTTCGCCCTCTGCTTCGTCAGCATCCATATTCTTGATAACTTCAAATGGATATCCGTATTCAAGCAATTTGTAATGGTATTCTGATAGATCATCAGGAATGTTGATTGGCTCATCATTATCAAATCCGACTAATCTAAATTGATTTTGAGCATCATCCAAACTTGCCACATAGTTAGCCATTGACTTACCATGCGAATTAGTTTTGTCTTTCAATTCCTGCTCGTTTTCAGCAACAACATTCAAATCTACAACGACCGACATTGTTGCTCTGACTTTATAAAGCTTCATCCTAACCCCCCCCTTCCCGGTGCTCATAGTCACCGCGCAACGGTCATTATCTGACCGCTCCGCGCAAACTATGAGTGAGATAGTTGCGCATAATACAATATGTTTTTTTTGAAGAAGCGGTCCTTGATTACAAAGAAAGGAGAATGATTCACCTCTCTTTCATTAATTGGATTTTTTTATTTGGCTTTGCGCGATGCATTTGTTTGATATAGGGGGCGTTTTATCAGCTCCTTTGTTTTGGTCTACGCTGGCTGCCATCTTCGGCATCTAGGCACCACCCTAGATGGACACCGGATGTTCCGGTGTTTCGGCTTAAGCCTTAATCCCTGTAATCTGTTCAAACTTTTCAGCGTCAAAATTTGGAATCTCTCGAATGACTTGCTTTTGGCGATCGGTTAACCCGTCCCACCATTCGGCATAAACTTTGCTCAGATCATTTTTCTTGAGGTAACCACCTGTCGTTTCGTAATCCGGATATTCCACCTTTTCGACGTCGGTCATATCATCCTCGTCAACCCATTCCGTCGGTCGGTAATCGACTTGTGAGAGAAGATAATACGCATCGGATCGTCGCCATTCTTCAAACGTGACTTGTGCCGGAAGGTCGAAGAATAATAACTTGTGTTGTTTGGTATTAAAGCAGCCAGAATTGTTATCAGAGAGATTAAAATCGCCGCTGTTCCGGTCGCCGCTGTTCCAGTCGCCGCTGTTCCAGTTGCCGCTGTTCCGGTTGCCGCTGTTCCAGTCGCCGCTGTT